TTTGCAGGTCTCTGAAGAAGAATTCCATTGTTTAAGCAAAAATATTTACTTTGAAGCATCAACCCAAGACGAATACGGAAAATATGCAGTAGCAAACGCCACCCTAAATCGCGTTAGGGACCCGTTATTTCCAAACTCGATATGTGGAGTTGTATTTCAACCTTCAAGGATTCCCGGAAAGAGACACCTTTGCCAATTTTCTTGGCATTGTGATGGGAAACCTGACCGTATTAGGAATAAAAAAATTTATAAAGAATGTCAACGTATTGCAGCGCTGGCGTTATTACACAAGGACAAGGATATTACTGATGGGGCAACACATTATCACGCCGATTACGTGAAACCCTGGTGGGCGAAAAAGCTCACTAAAACAGTAAAAATCGGTGTTCACATCTTTTATAAAGGATCATGACATTTATAGACGGTGATTATAGGGAGTATCTATTGGGAAGTACGGCAGAATATAACAAGGTGCAAAAGAGGAAGTTTGCAAAACTTTCACTTAAACAACGTCAACAATTAACCAGCTATTTAATGGATGAGTCAGATGCAAAAAGAAGAGTGGGAAGAGATTCAGAAGAAACTAGCGGAGAAGGGCCCGACGACGACCCGGTTGCCCCCATATAACGTGCTTAAAATGGCGATAGAACACGTTGTAGTTTCCGTCCGGGACCTGAAGCGCATTATGCGTGAATGGGAGTCGGGCGTACACGACGATCTTAAGCAGCCCAACACCAAAGTTCAGACGTCTGAGAACTTTTACCATGGCTGATTACAACAATGATGAGACGAAAAGGACTGAAAAAATGGCTAAAAAGATTGCAGTAGCCCAACAACGAATGGCAGAGCAGAAACCGCAGTACGATCCACAGATGCGGTATACGGAAAACGAACCTATAAGGAACTGGGTGTATAACGATAACAAAATGGTCAAAAGCCCGCCTCATTATGCGGACGCTGAGATCGAGTGCATTGACGCCATGAGGGCGTCGATGTCCACGGAAGCATTTTCCGGCTATTGCAAGGGTAATGTCATGAAATACCTTTGGCGTTATGAGAAAAAGGGTGAAGGGACCCAGGATCTAGAAAAGGCCAAGGTATACCTTGGATGGCTAATCGATAATGAAACAGACCTATATGAAAAACCTGACTAAAGCAGCGATCATTGGTGCAGGGTTATTCCTGTCCACCAGCGTATCGGCCCACCCAGACGGGGCAACCCCGTATTTCTACCCATCAACGTTCGTTTTTGGCTTCATAGAGGGCTGTTGGGAGACGATTGAGCAGTCACAATCTCCGATTACAAAGGATTTATGGCCTGCCCAGATCAAAGTGATCTGTGGCTGTGTCGTAGATGCACTCCGGCATTCTGTAGAGTTCTCTCAAATCAAAGATAATTACATGGACCCTGGGATACAGCTAATTGTCAATGCAACCTTCCCGGTTTGTGTAGAAGAGCAAGAATTTTTAAGTTCTCTGGACTAGGAATGGAAGACCCGAGCGGTATTGGGGAGTTATACAAGGGCAAGACGAAGCTTTCAGACTTCATAATTACAATTCCTGACTCCTTAGATCCTAATTTCTGTGACAAGGTTATCGAAAAATACCGAAAAAACAAAGAAGACGAGATTAATGCGACTACATTAGCCGGTTACCAGCCTGAATTTCAAAAAAGGAGGATGATTGAGATCAGTAAAACCCCTCATTGGAAAGAGGAGGACAGTGTTTTTAGTAACGCCTTAGAAAAAGAAATTAACCAGGCCGGATTGTATTTTGAAAGCCCAGAAGTCCAAGACAGGGGGTATTTGCTTACCCACCAGGACAAAACAGGCTACTACCATTGGCACCATGACGGTCACTGGGAAGGAAGATGGAACCGTTTTTACACTTTTATTTGGTACCTAAACACTTTGAAGGACGGCTGTACAGAATTTTTGTTTGGGGAGAAGATTTACCCTGAGGCTGGCAAATTACTTTTGTTTCCTGCAAACCCGTTATTCGTTCATCGCAGCGTAAAGGCGAGTGTGGACAAGTTTATCTGTACTGGGTGGTTGTACACAACCCATATTGATGTCGACAATGGATAAAACCCTTGTTGATCTAGTAAGGCGCCTTAAAGAAGACCCGATTCTCTACTTTGAGCACTGCCTGAAAATCCAAGAATTTGGGTCAGGGGAGTCGGTTCCGTTCAAATTAAACGAGGTGCAGCTTATTCTGCACAAGTTGATGGAGCGGCAGCTTAAAAAGGACAATCATGTGCGTATGGTGGTCCTAAAAGCCCGTCGATTCGGCGTCTCTACCTTCGTTCAAGGTCGTTATTTCCACCATACGGCCATGAATCACAACAAGGTGACCCATATCTGCACCCACTCCAAGGCGGCTACGGACGTCATGTTTGGAATGGCCCGGATGATGGAGCAGAACCTGCCAAAAGAGCTAAAGCCAGCGACAAAATACTCTGGTAAACGTGAATTGTTTTGGGGTAGTGAAGAGGGAGGATTAAATTCTCAATATACACTGTCCACGGTCGGCGGTCGTGAGGTCCGTGGCTCCAAGGTTGATTTTCTACACTGTAGTGAGGTCGCCTCCTGGGGAGACGGGGGCGAAGATTACTTGCTTGGGCTGCTGAACTGCGTGGTCCAGGGTTATGATACAGAAGCAGTTATCGAATCCACCGCTCAAGGCGTGGGCGGCATCTTCCATGACATGTTTTGGGACGCGTTCACTGGAGACTCCGGATGGGAGGCAATCTTTTTTCCATGGTACATCTATACTCACTACCAACGGCCCTTTGAGGGAGCCGATCAACGAAAACGATTTGAAGAGTCTCTTGGAACAGACCCGCGCTACGGGGGAGAAGAAGAGGCAAAGCTCCTCGGACAAACCACCGAGTTTGACATTGGGGAAGAGGAGCCCCTGTCCTTCACAGTCACCCTAGAGAACCTAAATTGGCGCCGTAACTGTATCAGGACGCAGTGCCAGAACGACCTACTAAAGTTCCACCAGGAGTACCCGAGTAACGCCCGACAGGCATTTGTCAGTACGGGGCGGACGGTCTTTGACCGTGAGGTCCTAAACGAGATGGTCCTGGACTCAGAATACAGGGTCAGGACACAACCACCTCAAGGTTTTGCCATTCCGGTAAAAGCCTGGAAGGAAGGCCGCTCCAAAGAGAAGTACATCATTGAGTCGATGGAAGACGGTGAGCTCCAGGTATGGCAGAGGCCTAAACAGGGTCGTGACTACCGAATCGGCGTGGATGTTAGTGAAGGATTGGAGGTTGGCAGAGACACCGACTGGTCGGTCGCAGTCGTCCTGGACGCGAAATACTACGAAGAGGTCGCAACCTTAAGAATTAAAATAGACCCGGACTTACTTGCCTGGCAGCTAACGTCGTTGGGGCGTTGGTATAACTGGGCTCAGCTATTTGTTGAAAGAAATAACCATGGCCTCGTCACTCTGTCCTTTTTACGGGACTTACACCTCTATCCAAACCTTTACACGGAGAAGATTCTGGATGAACGGTCCTCAAGAACCGCCCGGAAGTTGGGTTTCCATACGACGGTTAAATCGAAACCGCTCATTATCGACTATTTAAAGGAGTTAATTCGTGAAAAAGAGTTAAAGGTTCACTCCCCGGTAATCCTGGATGAGCTACAGACATTTATTTCAAAGTCTGATGGAAAAATGCAGGCACAGCCAGGGTCACACGACGACTGTGTAATGTCGTTAGCAATAGCCTGTTTTGGCTGCAAACTATTCCCTGCAATGGAGCACAAAGTTCCAGTTGGGGAATACTATAGGCGTAAGCCTAATTTATCCCTATACACCCCTCCAACGCTATGACTGATAATATCATTAGTCTGGATGACAAAAGGTGGGAAAAGGAGTTCAACAAAGACCTACAAGAAGCATTCGAAGAAGTCGTTGCAGTGCTTCACAATCACCTACCCCCAGAGGTCGGATCCGTAGTCGGTAGAGCTATTGCCGTCACGATGCAAGACGTCGGTGACCGGATTTTGTCCTCGTTTGAAGACATGGAACCTGCCAAACCCAGTTGAGTTTTTTACCAGGGACGCTTCTATTCTAAATAGAAATTTTTCCCTCCTTTCGTCCCATTAATGGCAGAAGAAAAACCAATAGTTGAGGCAGAAGTAATTAGTGCGCCCTTGGATGACATGGCAAATGTTATCCATGAGAAGTTTGAGGACGCAAAGGAGTATCGACGCGACCACGAAGTTCACTGGCAGGAGGCGTATGATGCCTATAGAGCAAAATATCCTAGTCACATATCTAAGGCGAATGAACTGGCGAATGAGCGTGGCATATTCGTCAACCAGACACGCCGTAAGGTTAATTCTGCCAAAATTAAAATTGGGACGCTTCTATTCGAAGACGGCAGGATCCCTTTTTCGATTACACCCTCCAGGCGTCCCAGATATTTTCCCCCGGACATTCAAGCGCCTCCCGACAGACCGGACCTATTCCAGGATGCGATCATCGGCAGAGCTAAGGCGATGGAGGAAAGAGTACGGGATCTACTGGACCGAACCAACTACAACCAGGAGATTCAGCACGCTATTCACGAGATGTCTCTCTACGGTTCGGGAGTCACTAAAGGAATTACACTGGAGAATCAGAATTTTCCAGTATTCGAATCAGTACAGACTCCAGATAACTACCTGGAGGTTGAGACAAGGCTGGAAGAGGAACTGGTCCCGACTGTTAGGTATGTTTCGATCTGGAATATCTTTCCTTCACCTGAAGCTACAAGCGCTGAAGATGCAGATTACATCATCCAACGTTCCTTTCTCAGTCCGATACAACTACGAGAGTTGGCGAAAAAACAAGAAGGTTTCATCCCTGGAGCGATTGAAGAAGTCATCGAAAACAACATCGGAGAAACCTCAGGCTGGGACCAAAGCGAACACCCAAGAAAGTACGAAGAAAGTCAGTCCAATAGGGTGAAAAGAATAGAGGTCCTGGAGTTCTGGGGCCGACTGGACGGTAAAGACTTATCAGGGCACCTACCTCAAGGTATCGAAGAGATGCCGGACTCCATGGACGTGGTCGTTACGGTCATTGGGAACAAGGTCATTAAGATCGCAGAAAACCCGTTCGACGGGCTGAAGCCTTTCCACTTTTGCTACTGGCAGAAGAACCCGGAGAGCATCTGGGGAGACGGCATTTACTATGCGATTAGAGACTCACAGGCGATCTTAAATTTCTGTTACGCGATGATGGTTGAGGGCAAGAGTCTATCTGCTGCCCCATTAACGGTCATTGACCCGAACTCGTTTGAGCCGGGCACGGACACGGAACAAGTATACCCAGGGAAACAATTTAGGGTTAAGCCCGGCGCAAGCGTGCGAGACGCGTTTCAAAGTGTTGTCATCCCGGACGTGACCAACGGTTTGCTGCAAATTGTTCAGCAACTAGAGCGCGAAGCAGACTTAGATAGTGGCCAGACGGCCATTGGTTATGGAGACATGAGCCCCTCCCAG